TATCATAGTTACGTGTGTGTCTTGTCCAGCTGCACTATCAGTAACAGCAGAACTTGGCCCTCCAAGAACGAGATTAATATCTTCTGATTCTGCATCAGCAAACTTATCGTATGCAAGTTCAAGTTCTCCAGCAGTAACAGCATAATCATCTGTACCACCTGTTAAGGAAACAGTTGTAATAGGTCTGATTTCTGTATATGCAGAAGTTGTATCTGTACCCCAATTAGTACCAGCAGCAATATGATCACCCCAATAGATATATTCAGATTGATTATATAAAACTGTTGGATAGTAAATACTATCTCCCTGAGGCCCTTTGGCTGCAGGATTTAAAGATAGATTAGAAAAAGTTTCTAAAACAGAATTTTTTCTTTGTCCAGCAACATTAACGTCATGTCCAGAAATAAGTCCAGTTGTATCAAAAACTGCAATATGTACTTCATCTCCAGTTCCACGACCATTAACTCTATTATATTCAGACTGTCTTGGAGCAGCATCAAATAAGTCAGCAAATCTCCAACGTCTAGTTATAAAAGAGTTGTCAGGAATAATAGTTTGCAATCCACCAGAGTCAGGATCATCTTTCAAACGAATACTTAATACTTCACTGTTAATAGCAGTAACTTCGTACTGTGTATCACCAGCTTCAACAGATGCGTAAGGTGAAAATGCCATATCAATGTCATTTGCAATTGTAATAGGTTTATCTAAAATAAGAGCAGTTTGAGAGGTAACTGTTTTAACTTTAACTACTTCGTTAATTCCAGAAGCAATAACACGTTGCCCAACTGCAATTGTACCAGAGTTACCATCAACCGTAAGGTTAATAGAAGCTGTAGTAATTGCACCATTACTTGTTGCAGTAACAGAGTTGTTTGTGTGAAACTTAATCATGTCACCAACTTGAAAAGCAAATCCTGATTCATCAGCATCATCAACAGTAATTGTTGTGTCACCGACAGCACCAGCACCGTTAACCAAGTTTTTAACACCTAAGTCTTGCTCATATGCTTCTGGAGAAGGACAGAGTTCAACACCTATAGAGTTACCTAAAGTACCAGCATCTCTTGCAATCCAATCATTTGTTGTGCTTTGACCATCACCAGTTGTAGCATAAAAATCTGTGATATAATGATCTGTATCTCGTACTAAAACACCAGATGATTCACCAGCATTTACGATAGCTGATTCTGGACGAACTACTTTTAGTGCGTTACTATATTTAAGAAAGTTAGAAGCAGTAAACCAAAATTCAAAATTACTTGCATTAGGTTTACCAAAATTTTTAAGGAGTTCAGCTTCAGAACCGACTAATGTAACAGAACTTACAGGGCCTTTTTCAAATGGGCCCGCAATAGCACCTATGGTTGTATCAACAGCAGGAACTACGTTTGTTAAATCGATCTCTTTGACTTGAACGCCAGGAGAAACTAGAAAAGACATTAATTTTACTCCTTATCTTTAAGAGTTGGAATTTGTTTTGTAAAGATATTTATAAAAAAAGAAACTTACAAAAACTATTTTTATAAGTGTTATAACATATAAATAATAACATGGTAAATACACATTATGAAAAATATAAAGACACAATTAAAAAAGTAGCTCGTAGAAACTATCGTAAAAGAATCATACTATTAAATGAAAATCTTGCAGATAAGTCCTGTAAACACTGTGGAGAGAGTGAAACTGTGTGTCTAAAGTTCTATCCTCATGATGCAGAAATACGAAAGATAACTAAAAGAGTTGGCACTAATCCTAAAAGTAGAAAAGAAATATTTGATCTTATAGACAAAAGTATTATATTGTGTAGTAATTGTTGGATAAAAGTTGATAGTGATTTAATAGAGTTTATATAAAACTACCAATCTGAACCATAATCTCTTACTACTGCAGCCCACTTTGTACCGTATTCATCTACCATATTTCCTATATTTTCATCTTCTAAACCATCAACTATAAAACCAAAGGGAGCCATATCCTGTTCTAATGCGTCTTGTTGTTCTCTCATCATTGTTTGTCTAACATCCATATCAGTCAATTCTTTAAAATATTGTTGGTCTACAGTCCAAGCAAATATAAAAAGACACGCAACTAAGTCATCATTACACCCATCATCAGCTTCATGTGAAGAACCTTTGACTATAAATGTAGATAATTCTTTAATAATTTCTAAATCTTCTACTAATAGTTTATCATCCTCAATCAATTGTTTAAGATTGGAACATCCTATTTTCTTAACAGCTTTTGTTGTCCTAACACCTAGTTGTGCTTTACCCCCACTGAAACCTCCTCCTAGTACCTGTCCTGACCTTCCACGCATAGATGCCATGATAAGATTATCATACTCTAAGTCGAACTGCATAGTATTTGCAACCTGTTCACCTATATCGTTTACCTCTATAAGTACAAAGGCTTGGTTATATGCACGAGCAACTTCATAAATTTTCGCTGGGAATAGAAGGGGTTTTATTTCGTTGTCTCTATATTTTGCCACTACTCTATAGGGCATTTGTGTAACATCAACTACAATAAATGCAGAATAGTCGTTCTTTGTTCCTCTAGAAACGTCAGCAGTAATCACATACACATTACTTTCTTGTGGAGGTATGTGTATATCAAGACCAGCATTTGATTGTTTGGGTGTTCTGTAAGCTAATGTTTTAAGTTTTTTTGCAGATATGAGAGTGTTAATAGAACCAAGAAACTCACACTCAAACTCTGTTTGGAATTGTTGTTCTGAGGTATTCATAATAGTTTGTTTCTTCCATTCCTCATCACGGCCTGGCACTTCACTCCAATGCACTTCAATAGGAACATATTCATTACGTCCTTCTTCTGCATCTAACCACAATTTATAGAACATATTCATACCATGTGGAGTAGAAACAATCATAACCTTTGTAGTTTTACCAGATGATATGGTAGGATAAACAGAACTAAAGAATTGTTCGGCTACGTTACTAGGAACGTAAGCAAACTCATCAAGGAAAATAATATTATAAGAACCGCCACGAACCGCACTGGCAGAAGTAGAAGATGCAAGAATCTTTGAACCATTTTCAAGTTCTAAACTCCCTTTGTTCCATGACATTACTCCTTGTTGTAACCATTTGGGTAAATGTTCATACGCAAGTTGTAGTCTTCCTAATAAGTCCCTTGCAGTTGCAGCCTTGTTTGCAAGAATAGCAACATTCACAGAATCATTGAATAAAACATAATGAAGTAAATAAGAAATAATAGTAGTCGATTTACCAGACTGTCTTGGAAGTTTACAGATAGTAAAACGATTACTATGAAACGTGCCTACCATTTCCTTCTGAAAATCATATAAATCAAAAGGAACAAGCCCCTCATCTAGAGAAACAATTTTTATATAGTTCTTAATAAAGTAAATAGGGTCTTGCATACATAGTGAAAACTCTTCTACTTGTTTTTTTGTCCATTGTTGTTGAACATTTGCTTTTTTAAGATTTGGATTACCCAAATATACAGATTCACTCACTCTTTTTTCCTTTTATGAGTTTTTGTAATTCAGCAGTAGAACCCACAAATAATGCATTAGTAACATTCTTTGGTGCATTATCTGGAACTTCTTTAAGTCTCTTCATCTTCTCTTGTAAATCGCCTAATTTCTCTGTTACTTCTGCGACTTGTTTGATGAGGTTTCCAGCGACTTCGTATCCTCTTGGGTGTTCTCCTTCTTTAGCAAGCTCGAGGATTCCATCAATTGCGGTTGACCCCTTCTCGACCAAAGTATAAAAAGTCTGTCTTTGATAAATGTAATCTGCTTCGATGTTAGCTTCGACTTCTGCAAGACCATCTTCCCCCAACAACTCTTCTGCACCTAACATGGGAGACTCATTAACTATAATCTCTTGTTTAGGTTTGTGTTCATAGTTCCAAGGTTCTTTTTGTAATTTATCTACGTCACTCACAATCCCAAGAGCCTTGTCTAATTCTTTGAGGGGATCAACCATTAATCTTGTTCTTTATCTGTACCTGTAACTGGATCAAAAACTTTTGCGTCTGTAAAAAATGAAGTTGTTTCGTTAAATCCAAAATCATCATCTGCATCAGCATTAGCAGGTGTTGGTGAAACTGTAAATCTTTGTTCTCTACGTGGAGCAGTATCTTTAAGATCAGTATATTGATCAACTTGAACTGTCTTAATAACCTTACTAGAAGTAACAGGGCCGTAAAGATAAAACTTTGCAGTAAAATCTAGTGTATATATTAATGCTCGTCTAGTTTCAAAGTCTCCCTGATAATTATCTTCATATCCTATACTATTTAATATTATAGGAACATCTCTTTTAATACCCATATCAGCCATATCATTAATGGTTAATGTATAATCTGGTTGAAAGTATGGAAGAATTTGTTCTACGATTTGTAGTGCATCATCTGACTGTTTTGCCATAACATATAATTGTATACTTAAATTATATGGAACTGGCATAAACTGCGTATCAAGTTGTGTAGAATTTGCACCTTTTACTTTTTTAAACTTCTGTACTCTATTGAGTTTTCTATTAGCATCGTAAGAAAGATTTTGTATTTCAAAACCAATTCGTGGTAGAGTAACAGCAACTGTCTTTGATAGATCAGCATCTTCATTTAATCTGGTCAACCACTTTTGTCTTGGGCCATATGCAAGTGGAACTTTCATAGATTGTTTTATATCACCATTATTGTCCTTACGAACTAATTGTATATTATTAAATGTTGTTCCAAAAGCGACAATAACTTTTCTTATTGTTTCGTGGTAAAACTGCTGCCCTAACATTACGAACTACTCCCTACATCCCCAAATGGATTTGATTCACTAAAATCTAGTATTGTATCATCAGCTGATTCAAATAACTCGTTTTGAGCATCTTTAATACCAGATGATGTTCCGTCACCTACTATATAGTCCTCTTGTATCAAGTATTCTTCATTACCACTATCAGAAGAGTTCTCAACAAGAAGAGAACCAGAGGATGTTGTCATTACACTATCTTCGTGTGCAACAAGTAAGTCTGTTTCATTTTCATGTATGATACGACCATCTTCACTTTCTAACTGTACTGCATTGACACTAGCTGTATCTGATTCCAAAGTAAATTGATGATCAGAAGATGCTACACTAATAGCTTCAATTGCATCTATTTCATCTATACCAGTTGAAAGTTCCTCAGAACTATAATCGAATAGACGGCACCTTAACTTATATACAGGATTATTATCTAACTGAAAGAAAGGTTCATCGTGATCTACAAAGTTTACTTGAAACATTTTTTTAAGTATAGGATGATATATCGCATCACCTTCGTATGGACGATCTGAATCTGTGGCTGATGTTTCTGATAGAATATAGAAATCACTACCTTCTAAGTCTGTAGTTATTGCCGCAAGTGTTCCAGACTCTAATAGAATAGAACCACCCTCTGTACTGTCAGTGCCAGACTCTATTGTTATTTGTTTTGTCAGTTCTTGAAATCTTAGTTTATTTACAACAAAGGTTGCTTCACTTAGGTTCTGTAAACCAAACTGATCCATCAATTCTTTTTCACCAGCAAAACCACCATCAGCATTTTCCATATACATTTCTATCTTTGAAGAATCTCTAAAGACAGAAACAGAATCTTCACCTAAAATAGTGTCTTCTGCTACAAGAGT